ATCAGTCGGTGATCGCGTAGCCGTCCTTCATCTTCGCGGCGCGATCGAAGGCAGAAAGGTTCTCGAAGTCCTTGCGGGACATGGTCTTGCCGCCGTTGCCGCCGCCGTTGCCGCTCCTGGCGCCGCTGCCGCCGCCGGTCCCCTTCAGGATCGAATCGCGATGCGGATAGGCATCGACCATGCTCTCAATGGCCTCTTCGAAGTCGGCGATCTCGCCGGCCTTGGCGCGAGAGTAGATCGGCTGCCCGTCGAGACCGACGCCGACGATCTTGCCGTTCTCGATCTTGAAGCGGGAACCGAACATGGATTGCAGCATGTCGGGCGGTACCGCGGTCTTGTCCGTGATGAACTTCGACCGCGAGAACGCGCTGCCGACTTTCTCCGAGAAGAAGTCGGACTGCAGCTTGTCGCGCTCAGCCGTCAGAGTCTTGATCTGCTCGCCCGACGCCTTGGCCGCCGCGGCGACCTGTTCCTCGGCGGCCTTCTTGGCGGCAGCCTTGATCTCCTCGACCTTGCCGGCGGTGACGAGCTGGCCGGCGTCGAGGTTCTTCACCGTTTCCAGCGCCTTGAGGGCGGTAGCGGGGTCTTCGATGCCCTCGAATGCCTTCAGCTTGCCCTCGGCCGCCTCCTTGGCCTCTCGGTGGGTCTTCGCCTCGGCGTTGAGGCGCGAGATAGTGCCGAGTGTGTGCGCGACATCGAAGGCGATGTCCTTGCCGGCGTCATCCACGAACAGCGGCTTGCCGTCCTGAATCAGGGCGTACGTCTTGCCGTTAACGTCTTCCGTCTTGAGCTTCATCGATCATCCTTCCGGGCATCCGCCCTTTGGGGTCTATGGGCGATCCCGCCCGTGGCGTCCGCTGGTCATCCGATCAGCTGGACAAAACATCGTTCGCCGGGTTGTCCGCAGGAATCTCCGCGAGGATCAGCTCGAGATCCTTCCCGGCATCGTATTCGGGTGCCAGCCAGTCGCGGCGCTTGGCTTCGTTGATCAGCGCCTCGCGGCTGATGTCGTTATTCTTGCGCATCGCCAGAAGAACCGTGCTGGCCTGATCGGATTCGATGTCGATCGCGAAATCGCTGTGCACCGAGACTTCGGCTTCGCCGGTATCGGCCAGCCATTTGGCGGTGAACTTCAGCGCGTTCTCCAGCGCATCCTTGAGATTGATGCACCAGGCCTGGATGGCAGAGTTGCCCTTCTGTGCCGCGAAGGCCGTCGTCACTACGGTGAGGCTGCCGGTCTGCGCCGTCAGCGGCTGGCGCCCCAATTCCCGGAGCTGCTGCTCGGTGGCCTTGATGTCATCTGCCAGAAACCTCAGCGAGGTCGCGGCCGGCTCTACGAAAGTCCATGAAGCAGGTGACCGGCCTTCCCGTGGTGGCGCATAGAGCACGACGGAGGGGCCAACAGGGGTGGCTTCAACCGTACCATCCGCCTTCCTCGGCGGCTCCACACCATTGCCCGAGAGCATCGGGAAGGCTGTCAGCTGCTTGGTGTTCTTGAGGTTGGTTTCCTGCTGGTAGTGTTCGATCTGCAGGTAGGCCGCATCCTGCATCGGCGGCACGATGCGCCAGGACCCCTCGATGCGCCGACCAGTGATGAAGGGAACCAAGGCGATGACGCCGATGGCGATGGGTCCCTCACCCACGTTCACCCATGAGACCTTCCCGTCGTCGGCCTTCTGCTCTTCCCACAACGTGAATCTGGCCGGACCATACCCATCGGCCACGGCCGAAGGGTCGCGGTTCAACTCACGAATCCGCCGGACAGTCTTCTCGGCATAGCCGTCGTTGACGGTCTCGCACTCCTCGATGCGGGCATGAACGATGGTTTCGGCGCCATCGACGATGGCGGTCCGAACGGCCAGCAGCCGCTTCGCGGGAATCAGAACCCAATACGGCCGCGCCCCGAGCCGCTGCTCATCCGCCAGAGACGCCCGCTCCGGGACCGGCGCCTTGTCCACGAATATCCATGAGATGGCGTCATTGACGCCGGCAAAGAACAGGGATGCCGAGAAGACATGTAGATGGTTGCCACGCCCATCGACGTCTTCGATGAAGCTCTGGATGGCCTGCGACGCGCCGTCGACGAGCGCCACCTCCTTGGTGAACGGCTTGGCCGCCAGGTTCTCGACGATGTCGCGGTAGATGTTGGTGAACTTGGCGTTGCTGCGGCGAAAATCGTAGTTGTTCGCGCTCTCGTAGGGGAACTGCGGGAGGTACTTCGTCCCCGCCTTTCTCATGGCCTCGGCGCCCGCCAGGATGGTCTCGACCATGTCCCAATAGGGCTTCATCGCGAGATAGTCGCCGCTGGGTTGATCCGGCCCCGGCGCCAGTCCTGGAGGAGCGGCCATCGACTACCTCGCAAATCCGTAGACGCCGAACGTGGCGGGCTGCGCCTCGGGCTTCAGCAGCGCGTTGAACGCCCGGCTCGTGGAGTCGGCGTCGTCGTCGTGCGCGCCCTCGGGGAAGCCCTCGAGTTCGGAGAACCACGTCGAGTTCCATAGGCCGCGCAGCACCAGCACGTTGCCGGCCTCGGCTTGAGCGGAGAAGCCCGAGAACCTCGTGATCTTGTCGCCGCTCTCCGGTGACGATCGAACGTTGAAGCCCACGAGCAGCTTGGTCAGCGTCGCGATCTGCGCTTTTCCAGCCTGTCCCGGATCCTGCGGCAGACTGATCTCGACCGGCTTGCCATCGGCCTCGGCGGTGTTCTTAATCATCCGCTCGACGCCAGCGGGCGACTGCCTATCGCGACAGTGATCAGCCACGATGTAGCGGCCGTCAGGAAGCTTTCCGATCTTGGTCCCTGCCGTCCAGTCGGGATCGTTCGATTCGGTCTTGGGTGTGGCACCGAGGTCCCAACCGCGCGCCCAGCGCGCTCCAGCGGGGATCGCATCAACGACCGTGCACCAGCTGCGCTGAAAGTAGAGCCCCGCCGCCGGCCTGATCTTCCAGTTACCGCCGAGGAGGCGTTCCCGCTCGACCGTTGGCAGCGCCATCAGGTTGGCGAGGTAGCCCGGATCGGCAGCCATCAGAGCGGGGTTGTCCGACAGCTTGGCCGGAATGAAGGTCACCGACTTCGGCGGGATCGGCCTGCCCTCGGGGTCCTTGAATTCTGCGAGGTCTTGCGGATTGTCGGCCCACTTGATGACGTCGCCGATGCGAACCATCCAGCGCAGCACGCCAGCGCGCTCCGGAATGGCGTATCCCGTCTCCTGGTTGATCCACCAGGCGATGAACTCGGCGACCCAGCTGTCAGCGTCGGGATTGCAGGTGGCCCGGATGTACGGCCGGACACCGCTCATCGAGCGGTTGCGGCTGACCATGTACCAGAACTGCTTGGCCGAGAAGTGCGTCAGCTCGTCGAAGGCGATGAGCGCGATTTGCGAACCCTGCCAGTCGAGCACGGTCTTCTCGTGCTCGAGATGCGCGAAGGAGAGCGCGGCACCGGACGGGAATGTCCACATCAGGTCCGGCGCGATGTTCGGCTTCGCCCCCGCCAGTGGGAAGAGCTTGTAGCTTTCGTCCCATAGGCCGCCTTCGTTGCGCACCTGCGTCAGGTTGCGCCGGAAGAACACCGCGCCGAAGTCTCGATTGCCGCTGTGGCGCAGCGCCTCGAGCAGCAAAGCCCACGTTTTTCCACCGCCGGCGGACCCGCCAAAAATCGCGATATCCGCTGGGCTTGAGAGAAACCGGGTCTGCGGCCCTGCCTGCGGCCGGATGATCGTGACGGGCGCCTGCCCGCTGTCAGCTTCTCCCATTGTCCGGCAACTGGAAGATCGTCACCGGGGACTGCGGCGGCAGATCCTTCCCGTCCTTGCCGGTGTGCTCGAGCCGGCGGCGATCGGTGTAGTGGTCGCCCATTTCCTTGGCTGCTTGTTCCAGGAGTTGGGCCACCATGGCGCTGTTGCCGCGCTGCTCGTTCAGGTCGATCTGACGCTGCAGCTTTCGCATCCGCACGACGCGATGGCTGATGCCGATCGCGGCCTCCTCCTTGAGAAAGGCTTCGCGGGTGGCCCAGAACAGTTTCCGCCAGCGCTCGGCCACGTTCTCGCCGGCCTTCTTCGTGGGGTCGTAGAATTCGACAGACTGCGGCGCGATCATGATGTTGAAGGCTTCCTTCACCATCTTCGCGACTTCATGCGCACTGTCGAATGACGCGAGTGCCTGGACGACGAAAACCTTCTGTTCGTTGCTGAGCTTGCCCGTATTCGCCATTTCACGCCGCCTTCAGCAGGCACGTCCCGCAGGCATGCCCGATCATCTGGGGCGTCATGAGTGGCGGCTTGCGCAATGCATCGGCAAGCTCTTTGACGCCTGCCTCTACGGCCCCGTATCGAGCGGCCAAGCCGATGAAGGTTTCCACGTCGTGCGCCCTCATGCCGAACGCAGGTTCACCCGATTTCCGGAATTTCGGAGCGCCGAACTCATCTTGTTCTTGGCCCGCATGCATCAGTTCATGTTCAACGAGGGCGCAGAAGGTGGCGTCATCGGCTTCTGCCGCGAAGCAGGCGTCGAAGGTCAGGATGAAGTCCGGCACCTGGCCGAACCAACCGATGACCTGCTGCTCGGCTCGGGCCTTCGCCCAGCGGCCCATGGCTCCTTGTGGCAAACCGCGCTCACACTGCCCGACGATGCGCCTGCCATTCCTGCCGTTCGGCACATTCGTCCAGAGCGCGCCCAGTGTGGCGTGATTGAGGTGGGCGTGGTCCTCGTTCACCAGTTCGGCATCCGGCGCGATGAACGTGGCGCGGGCCCAGTCGATGATTTCGGGCGCCGGGATGAAGCGCGGCTCGGCCATCGGCTCGATGAGATTGGCGGGCGGCTGCGGACGCTTCAGCATGCCGACCTCGATGCATCGCAGGTGGGATTCGAACCCACGGACTCCCGGCTCAGCAGGTCGTGCGCGACCGTCGCCAGAAGCCATAGCGCACCAGAGCCCTTA